CGAAGTTTTGTGAGTGGGTATTAGGTAAAGAGAACACACACAAGTTCATGTACACTGCATATAACGATGAGACTGCTTCTGACACTTCAAGATTCATACGAGATGGGCTATCGGCAGAGAAGACTGACACGAGTGAGTATATTTTCAATGACTTCTTTGATGAGGAATTGCAGAGGGATAATAAAGCTATATCGAAGTGGGCATTAAAAGGGCAGTACTTCAATTTTATTTCTGCAGGTAAAGGAGGGTCGGTTACTGGGAAAGGTTGTGATACTTTGATCATTGATGACCCGGTTAAGAGTGCAGAGGAAGCCTTGAACGATAATGAGAGTAAGAAAACATGGAAATGGTTCACTGATACCCTGATAAGTAGGTTAGAAGAAGGTGGAGCTATGATAGTTAATCATACGAGGTGGCCTAGAAGGGATCTAATCCAACGGTTAATAGACAAATATTCGGACAAATCTCTTAAACCTTACTACTCTCTTGTCATGCAAGCCTATGATATAGTCAAGGGTGAGATGCTTTGTGACCAACTTATGAGCTATCAGACCTATAAGGACCGGATGGATCTTACTGATGTAGACATATTCAGTGCTAATTATCAGCAGGAAGTCAAAGGTACTAAGGGCAGATTGTACCGAGCGTTCATGACTTACACACATCTGGATGATTATCAGGAAGAGGTTGAGTCATCTGTGATAGAAGGGTGGACAGATTATGCTGACACTGGGAAGGACTTCTTTGCTTCTATCATTGGGTACACGTTCCCTACAGAAACCGGAAACTCTATGTTGATCAAAGATATTTTCTATACTCAGGAAGATGTTGAAGCCTATCGGAGTAGTTTTGTAGACTGGTTGATGGTAAATGACGTTGACAGCATGAAGATAGAGTCTAATAATGGTGGTAAGGGATTTGCTTTGTATGTCGAGGATCAAATGGTCAGGCGGGGTGGAAAGACAATAGTCGATTGGGAATTAAATTCAAGTAACAAGCACACAAGAATAATTACGAACAATGCACAAGTACAAACGGTATTGATTTTCCCGAAAGATTGGGCTAAACGGTGGCCTTTATTCCATGAACATCTTACTAGTTATCAAAGGATTGGTGAGAATGAGTTTGATGATGCACCTGATGTATGTACAATGGCAGTAATAGATCTTGAAGGTGGAGGGTTAATAGTCTATGGGTAGTGTAAAATTCATGGGAAGAACATTCAGCAGGAAGGGGAATACCTTCTCAGTGCAGAAAACCGGGACATTGGCAGAGAGATCTACCTTAGATTTGCTCAGTACTGATGGACCCTGGGGAGATGAGAATAGTCTGTCCGGAATCAAGAACCATATCTGGGTTCATAACTGTGTAAATGTACTAATGCGTTGTGTCATGAGAGCCAACTACAAACTATTTCTCAATGGTGTACTTGGTCCTACTATGTTCGATGAAATATTTGACAAGTCTGGTGGTAACACACCTTCGACTACTTTGTTTATGAATTCTGCTATGTGGTGGTGGTGGGAAGGTGAATTCTTTTGGGTATGGGAGAAAGGGTTCATGGCTCCTAACGAAATCACGGTACTTGATCCACGTAAGGTCTATACCAAAGATATAGGCGGCAAGATTATCTACTATTACATGAAGAAGGGTGTATATATAGAATTAATGGAAGGACAGTTCCTTCATATCTGGATGCCGAACATCTATAATCCAATCAGAGGGGTGTTTCCTCTCTACTCAGCCGGTAATTCCCTGCTCAAACAGGACAAATTAATAACTTCTGGTCACTTAGATGCTCTTCAATCCGGTGCAGTTCCGGATGTTGTTATTAAAAATAAGCTCAGATTGACAGAAGCACAGGCTCAAGCTGCTATAAAGTACTGGAATAATTCATACAACAGACCGACAGGTGGCTCAAGAGTAGCAGTTATTGGTGGTGGATCTGATGTTTCAGTGCTTTCTCAGGACCTAATCAAGTATATAGACCTGATGGACTGGAATAGATCTGCTATTACTGCAGCATATGGTGTCCCTCTCAAAGTTCTCAATGCTGAAACAGGAAATACAGCTCTATCCGGGAAAGATTCAAATGAACAGTACCGGGCTTTGTTTTCTCAAACCGTTATTCCACAGTTGGAATTCTGGACAGGAGAAATCAATAGACAATTCTTTTCCGGAGTTGGACACAAGGAAGTATCTGGAAAATTTGATCTGTCTGGAGTAGCCGAGCTACAGGAAGACACAATCAAAGTACATAAGATGGAAAATGAGGATATTGTAGTGGGAGTTTCCACTATCAATGAGATACGAGCAAGGCGTGGTGAAGAATCTGTGCCTTGGGGTGACGTCCCCCCTGAGAAGAAACCCACTAAAGGAGTGACAGAATGATAACAGTAAAATTATTAGGACACGACAAACAACCGAGCTATGCTATTAACTGCCGCGGTGAAGGACAGAGACTCTTTAAAGATATATCCGAAGATGGGAAGATAGTTGATCCTGTTGAAATCTTTAAGGGTGGACTCTTAGAGAGTACGAAAGTAACAGATGATGAAGATTCCTTTGAAGTGAATATGATTCTCAGTGATGGAGAACTCGACCGGGATGAAGAAAGGATTCTTACTAAAGGTTGGGATCTTACTAACTTCAAAAAGAACCCTGTACTCTTGTGGGGTCATGAGAAGAGTAGACCTGCTATCGGCACAGTAAAAGGCTTGAGTAAGGGTGACAATCTTTCTGGTATTATAGTATTTGTTGACAAAGCCGTTGATCATTTTGGCTGGTCCATAGGACAAAAAGTTTCTAAAGGAATTATCAGAGCAGGTAGTGTAGGTTTTATGCCGAAGAGTTGGAGATTCATTGATGATCCGGAAGATCCTGCATGGTTAGAGTTTGAAAAACAGGAACTATATGAGTTCTCTATCTGTAATGTTCCGGCAAATCCAAGAGCTTTAGTCCAGGATTCTATAATAATGAACCCATATAAGGAGATGAAATCTATAAATGATCAGCTTTTAGAGTTGACAAAACTACTGAAGGGAGACAATACTGAGAATAGAACCGAAGACAAAGATAAATCAGTCGATGATTTATTTGGTAAGATTTTAGCATCAGTACAGCAAGATCGAACTTAGTTCTCTGGAATTGCAAACAGTATAAGCAAATAAAAATTAGGAGTGTTTTATGAACGAACTGGAACTATTACTTGCACAGGCCAAAACAATTCTTGAGTCAGGACTTGAGCTGAAAAGTATCGCTAACATTGGTACTAATCCTGATGAATTGAAAAATTATATGTCAGGCCAAGAAAAGTTTATCAACGATGTATCTAAGTTTACAACTGATATGCCGTCAACTTTCAAGGGTGTTTTCAAAGAAATTGATGTTGAGATGAAAGCTCTCAGAAAACAGATTGCTGAACACAAACAGCCGAAGAAAGAACTCACACGGAAAGATGTAGCGAAAGCAATTACGCAGGCAGCTCTATATGCCATGCACGGAATTGATGCTTTCAAATCTGCCGAAGGTAGAGAAGCACTGAAGAGTATCGTCTTCCCCGGAAACTTTGTTGATGAAGCAACCATCCGTGGGAAATTCATGGGCAAAGATGCCATTGATACCGCGCTTGATCCCGGTGGTACAAATGCAGGATTGACTATCAATCCGATTTACGAAAGAGAACTGATCAAATATGCTGCCGAAGTTTCCGACATGATGAACTTCACTCGTAGACTTCCTATGCTTGCTCCAAAAGTTTCCTTTCCTTATCTTTCTGCACGAAGCTTTGCAATGACTCGATCCGCAGCCACTTCCTCTGGAACTACTTGGGACAAAGCTACGAAGATGTTTTCTGCAGCTGATGGTCCTACCTTTGGTGCAAGGGTCGAATTGCAGGCAACCACGCTTGGAGCTTACATCCCTTGGATTGATGAATTCAAAGACGATCTACAGGTGAATGAATCTCTGGAAGCTCTGATGATGGAATGTTACATCGAAGCCTTTGCAGAAGACTTTGACAAGAATGTTCTTACAAATAACGATTCTACCTCTGGCGTTGAGTATGATGGACTCTTACATACAGCAGGGTTGAAGACTCACGTTGTTGATTCTTCTACTGTTGATGGAGTAATGCCTGCTGAACTCATGACTGCCCTTCTCCGGATTTCACGAATGGATAGAGATGGTGGTTACTGGATTCTTAATGAATCCGTACTGGTTGAACTGATGAAAATTCAGAATGGTATGGGCGACTATATGTTCTGGACACCTCCTACAGGTGAGAAACCTGGGATGTTGGCAGGGAAACCTTATATTGAAGCTCATGTTATGCCGTCAAACGAAGAACTTACCGCAGGTGATACCTTCATGGCATACGCAAATCCTGCTAACCTTTGGGTTGGTGAGAGACAGGGCTTGGAAGTTAGGCAGTTCGATGCAACTATTTACGGACTGGAATATGGTGAGAATTTCACCCGATGGCGAATAAGAAATGGATTCAAGGTTGTAAGACCTCTGGCTTCATTACTCGTCAAACTAAAAGCATAGGAGTAACAGATGGGTTATAATGCGTTTCTCAGGAAACTTGGCGATATTGGTCAAGCTACCGAAGTTGCAGGCACAGCTATCTTTCAGAAGGTAGATCCGGTTGCCGGGGCAAGAGCCTGTATTCAGAGATTATCGGTATTAACTTTAGCTACAGCACACGTTCTGACAGTTATGAAGAATAGTGCAAAGGTTTTTGCATCAGCAGAAGCAGCTGCAGCTCAGAAAATTCTGAATATCACTGAAGATCCCGGTTCGATAGCCACGAATGACTATTGTATAATTAAGCTGGCAGATGGTACATATCAGATGAATATGGTTGCAAGTGTTTCGACTCTTGCAATCACCTTCACTGATAACTTTACTGCCATTGTAGAAAGTGGAGCTCCTGTTTGGTTCTTCGGAGTAGTGGGTGATTCACATCCTCAGTATACGCTTACAGCAAATGCTGAGAATGAGTTTGAATCTCCTTATGGTTACTTCGTTGCAGCTGATAGGGGTGTGCCTTTAATTTTAAGTATTGACAATGGTACAAACGCCTCTGTCCTACAGGGTGGAGTAGTTGCTTATATCAATGCCTAATCGCACATGATTTATTAATAACAGGGGGTGGCTTTATGCCTCCCCTTTTTAGGAGGAAAGTGATGCCAAGGAAAACGAAAAAATCTGCAGTTCAGCAGAACAAAGAGATTGAAGCAGAAACGAAGC